TTAATTCCCGTTTTTGTTCCCGATTTGTTCCTTAATAAAAGTAGGCAAATTTATAATTAGTTGATTATAAGCGTATTTTGTGCTCGATTTTTGATGTTTCCAGAATATTACCAATATCATTTCATTGTAATAATGCAACCCGGCTTCCTTGAACGCGGCAATCGTATCAGGAACAAAGCTCCGGTACACGCCACTCTTATCGCGAACCTCTCCTACGACAAACACAGCGAATCGATCAGGTTTCAACAGAGAACAACTCTTCCGGATGATTTCTTTATACGCTTGTAAGAACTCAGGATAATCCATCGTCGATAGGTCTGCCGGATCATCACTGTACACTTCCAGATCGGCATACGGAGGACAGCTAAAAACCAAGTCAGCCTCGTAACCTTCAGCCAGGACATCTATCCCTACACTATCTCCACAAAGCCACAGGGGTGCGAACTTATGACCGCCTTTCCCGCCGAACTCCTCCCCTAATACTTCAGCAGCATTTTTGCAGTTGGCTTCGACCTGCTCCGGCCTTAAATCAACACCATAATAAGTCATATCCAACATAGAAGCAACAATGCCACGAACGGAGCCACCGGCAAACGGATCCAGGATATTACCATTCGATACATTAAACCACCGGTAGGCCAGCTCACAGAGCACCGGGTCAAAGATCGACGTTCCGTCCATAAACGGGATACCATGATCCAGGCAGTACTTTTGTAGTTCGTCCCATGACGGGTCAACACCTGTTTTTTCTCGAATCAAGTTCCTAGCTTCGTAAACACGTGGCGGTTGAGCTGACCGGCTGAAAGTGATTTCCTTCTCTCGACCATCATCGCTCTTAATACCTAGCTCAAGCCAAGCACGTTTCCGATCCTGCCAGGAACCGAGTTTAGAATCAAGGATAGAGAAAGGAGGTATAATGAAACGCTCCTTCAGGCTGCCGACACGCCCCTTGTCCGGCTTCACATCATCGACGGAGATATCATCAATATTCAGATCATCTACCTTAAACTCCCAAGCGTCCAGCTCGTCGGCACCGAAATCTTCTACGATCGCATCAAAGTCAAAAACGGACGTATCAGATGTGTAGTTATCGGCCAGGGCGAGCGCCTTACGCCGGGCATCTTCTGTCGAGAGGTCAGTACGTTTGATTGCGATCAACTCCGTTCCATCCGACTCTATGATGCGAACTTTCAATCCGAGTGCTTGTGCCTGCTCATATACACCGTTCCCGGCAATCAAGCAATCATCATTATCAAACAATATTGAACGACCAGCTCCACATTCTTCGAGGCTCTTTCGGATCAGACGTTTATTCTTATCCGTGTGAATACGATAGTTTCGGGGATCATACTTTAGTTCTGCCATAGTTTTTATTCTAATATATAACAGGGAAAATTCTATTAACCAAGATACTGTTGCATCGCACGGATAGCTTGTTCAACGCTCCGAACAATTACATATTTACTCCCGGCAAGCTCTACCTGGCGTTGGTATTCTTTTTGTTCGGCTGACTGTTTGCCTGTTGACGTTTTGAACTCAAGACAAAGGGATGCATACCCTTTTTTCGGGATCTGCAGGATTACGTCGGCCACGCCACGTTTAACACCTTGACACTTCATGTTTTTCGCCTCAATCTTGTTCCGACTGCCACCGTTCGGCACTGCAAAAAGAAGCCGGTCCGGCAAGTTCGGAAAAAATAAAGGAACCTTATTGAAAAACTCCGACTGAATCCGGGCTTCTTCGTTGTCATGGTGCCGTTTTTGCTTAGGAGGGTTCTTTTTATCAGAGTAGCAGTTATAACAGATATGCCCTTCTTCAGTTTTGATCACAGAAACCGTTTCCCGGCCACAGGCTATACATTTTTGAGTTTTCATATCTTAGTTTCATATAAGATATAAAGGATATGAAAAAGTCCTCAGTGATCCTGAGGACTTTCTTTACTCACTTCTTTCATGAATTGAGTAAAGAAAATTTGCATTATTAATGCTTTACTTTCCGTATATTCGTTCAAGACAGGTTTTATACTTAGACGAATCAGCGAATAATTTTTATTATTCTTTCAAACTGTCCAAAGTTCTTGTTTAATTTGTATTTTTTTACAATGTTCTCAAAATTTCCAAGCAACTTATAATCTCCAAGTCTATTCTTTAATAATTTTAATTTACAAGAGTCTGTTTTTTGATAATCATACCCATATTCATTTAAGAAAGCAATTAAGACAAGATGGAAAATCTTCATTCTTTCACATCTTAATCTTTCCTCATTTGGATTCATTGCGTCAAAAAACATATATACTGTTACTATTTTTGGCAGTAATTTATCCTTCTGTTCTAAAAATTCATCAAGGTTCACTACATGATCGTTAATTATTAAATTGTTACTCAGATTATAAAATGGAGTAGTAAAGAAATGATCTTTAGCTATATTTTTGTCGTAAGGGAATCCATCAAATAATTCCACATCACACATAACTTCATGAAAAAGTCTAAAATACTTCAACATTCGAATGTCTTGTTTTTGTGAAATAGTAGTATCAACATAAATAAGCTTACTTTCTATTAATTGTATCTGTGCAAAGAAAGACAAGAATCGATAGACAGTAGTGTCCATATAATGCTTGTTTTTAGAATACTCTCCATTCACATCCAACCATCTTTCTTCATAATTTTTTGCAAAATTTTCCATTCTGCTATTTAGAAGCTCTGCACTCTGCAAAAGTCGACCTTTATGCAAGGCTATATGTTCCTTAACTTTTTTAGATTGATCAAAAATGTGACTTTGCTTCAATCCAAATTTTAATAAGTGCTTGTCTACAAAAGGTTTTATTATTAATACAGTTGCTATAGATGTCCCTGCGGCAATTAATGCAGATAGAATTTCTTTTTCCATTTTAATCTATATGTAAAGTTGTACAGTTGCAAATATAAGTAACAATCAGAAATTGTTTATAAATGTTATCACATATTTTACAGGAGTTGAATTATTCTTTTCATAAGGCTAAATTATCTTTAGCTTTATAATAGTCGCAATAGGCATCATCATGTATTTTCATACTCATCAAGGGAATCAATAAACATTCCGAATCATCACAAGCGCTATAACAGTAATGTTTACAATTTTCACATCTAGGTGATTCCTCTTTATATCCCATTCTTCTTAAAAGCTCAACCTGAAATTCGGGACTGGTAAGTTTAAAATCTTCTTCCATATCAAATATTTCCTTTCTTATTATAATTGCTTTAATTTTACTTCTCTAACAACAGCAAGAGGCGTTTCTTCGCTGAATTTGACTAATATCTGCTGAACTATTTCCGCCAAGCTGCGATTTAGCGCCAGCGGTGAAAATGTACCGTCTGAGTTTTTCTGAAACAGTAGTATCGAACCGTCTTGCATATTCTTGAAAGCTATATTCGGGGTTGAAATATCTATATCACTCATAACTTTTATCTATTTTAATCACATTCCACTCACTTTCCAGAATAATACACCCACACTTACAGCATGTATGTACATACGTAGAGAATGGTTCTGTAAGATGGTTCTCCAAAGCAGTTTCAATACTTCCACACTCCGGACACTTAATTTTTACTTCTCTGAGGCCTTCGAACTCCCAAAGAGACAGTTTCCCCTTTGCGGGTATTGGTGCCTGATATAGAACTGGATTAGCCAGCACCCAGTTCCAGACTCCTTTCTCCGCCCAGATAGAAGTGCTACTCTGTACGCAGTCTACTACATCCACACTTCCAACAATGGAGCCAAAAGGTAATTTATCAAAATCAGTATTGTAGAGAGTGTTGCCTGATCGCCACAAATGGACTCTTTGTGAATCATTCAAACGCCAACCTTCTTTTTTGCTGGCACCAGCATGGATCAGGACACGTCCCCGGTAATTTGTCCTCCAGGTTCTGTTCTCGATGTTTTTTATACCGTGAGCAATTAGACTCGCCCACGGTTGTTTTATACTTATAACTTTCATAATTTATGCAATTTCGATTTCATATTTTTCTTCTGGAACACCAGCCATCCCTAAATACAGCTTCAATGCTTCCTCAACCTCAAGTTCAGTTTCTTCAGATTCAGTATTGAACATCCATTCCACCTCGCTTATTCGAGTTAAAGCTTCATCTAAGCCGTTTTCTTCACAAATCATATTGTTAACTCTTGCTGCATACCGCAATGTCACTGTTAATACTTTCATCTTATTCTGTTGTTTATCAGTTATTTATTATACTGCAATATTCGCAAGATAAGGTTACCTGTGCAAGGTTTAACCGGCTTATTATCAGATTATTTCACTCCATTCTTCTGTTCAAAATCATACTTTTTGAAATCATGATCAGCCTGTTTGAGCAGGCTGGAAGTTCGCTCTCCCTGCGGATCCTTAAACCGCTCCGCTTCCTGGATACTCGTATCGCTGGCCGTCGTCATTCGATCATTGGTATACGTGCTCAGCCATTCAAGTATTACCTGGCCATCTATACGGTCATAAACTTTACCGTAATATCCCTTCTTTGCCCGATTAAAGCACAGCTTAAAATCATCCGGTTTTAGAAAATAAAACTCCTCAATAATCAAGTCTGCCGTAGACGCAACCTGAATGGCTCCCATATTTTTACCAACATTGAAAAAGTCTAACAGATCATTCAACACTTTAACCATGAATGCACGCAAATGCTGTTCTCCGAACTCTTTATTGATCACAGCGATAGAACACGAAGGACTATCGAACACATCATTTACTGTTTTCGGATGCAGACTGTTGTAGTATGGCATCGGCAAGGTCCCCAAGATGCTCACGCTCGCGTCTTTTGTTCTCGGCATCAGTTCCGGAGGAAGTACGCCGGTTGTCGGGTCTATACTGACCAGGAGCTGTAATGCTTGCTGTTTGTCCATTTTGATATTTTTCTAAGTCACGTTTCGCCCACTTGCGGAACGTAAGGTTTGCACTAACATATTTTTTCAAAAGCTCTCGAAAGTTATGCATCGAGACAAGAGTATCCTGGATCAGCGGAAGCGGAAATTCTTTCTTTATCCGCTCGAATTGCTCCTCAGTAAATGGCTCCTTAAGCTTTGCCACATTCGGAGCATTATCCGTAATCCACAGTTTGAACTTTTCAAAATTCTCATTTTTCGGTTTCTCCGGCTTTGGGGTGGGGTCGTGCGTGCCTGCACGCGTATCTCCCTCCTCTCCTTTACAATCCTCTCCTATCCTTTCCTCTACAGCAGGAGTATTATCGAACATTTCCGATTGTTCGAGATCATTCGCGAATGTTCCTGGATTACTTTGATTATTGCCGGCAAGAACGTTTTCTATCACTTCAGCCGGAATTTTTGACTTTTGCGGTTTGTCGATGCGCTCACTGGAAAAGTCCATCACGTAGTAGCTCTTATTTTCGTATTTAAGAGGTACAAGGATAGAGTTCTCAATCAGTTCTTGCAGCCACCCAGAAACCTGCTGCTTACGAATATCTTCGCGGGCAGGAAAAACTTTCGACTTAATGATAGTTTCATTAGCAAGAATGACACCACTATCATCAGCAAAGTTTTTCATACCTATATAAAGCAGCCAAGCCTGAAGAGATACGTTCGAAAACCTTTCATCTTCCCAAAAATCCGGCACTATGGTTCTTATTCTTGGCATATCAATTTTTTACGCCGTCTTTTTCTGACGGATCAGGTTCATATTCTTTTTTACTAGTTTGATTATCCGATCGTGATACTCGCTTATACCATTGCATGCAGCACGGGACTGAAGTACATCAAACTTCGTCAGTGAGACTTCAATTGTTTCAAGCCGTTTATCCTTTATACGAGCAGATAAAAGAAGGGAATCGGGCTTCAAGTAATACTTATTGGTAAATACGCAATGATGCATAGCATCTCCTTCTTCCATAACGTCTTTAACACTCTGAATAACTGAAATATGAATCAAATCATCACCAAACTCTATCCCGAAAAATTCAGCTTTTAACTCCTGATATTTTTTTTCATCTTCAATCGCCTTTCTTCGTTTACGTTCAAGATTTTCCCTATCCTGAACTCTTCGCCTCCTGACAACTAAATTGTCATGCTCCTTCTTTACATTAGCAGGACATACATAGTGTGCATTACGCAAATCCTTTTGAAAATAGGATAGTAAGTCTAGATAATCAATCCACATTTTTACATCTTTAACGACATACCTTTTCCTTAGGCATATCTTGATAGACGCCCAACGATAATTTACCTGGCTTGGATGCTCTATACAATATTGCAGTAAATTGTATTGCTTTGCCTTCAATAACGTTTCTGCTTTCGGGTTTTTAGGGATATGAGTAATAGCTTCAAGAGAAGTTATCCCTTGCAATCTATAATCTATTCCATAACGTTTCATTTCCGGGCAAAACCGGGAAGATGGATGCAGTTTATAAGGATATACATCATATTTTGATGTATAAGACTTTTGCCTGATTTCCATATACCCGTTCCAAGAATCGCAATACCAATTGATAGTATGATTTCGAGATATGACCTCTCGTTTACCATTAGGCAAAATCCAATGTTGAAGAATTTCCTGTATAAAATATCTAGGCTGCTTACCGGCTCTATAATAAGCGTAAATATCAAAATTTCGAATCACTTGAAATTCGTCATGAAGTTCAGCAATTGCCACATATACACGCTGTTTGTCTGTTGTCTTTCGAGATTGCTCAACCAATATCTTAGTCAGACAATGAGGACAAACAGCACGCTTACGCTTAACCAACTCCGGTGAAAACGTCTGCCCACAATCCATGCAAACAACCTTTTTCTTTGTTGCATATCCCCTATGTTCCAAACAATCGACTTTCGCCCAGGAAAGCATCTTATCTTCGATATCAGGTAATGTTTCACTCAACCTTATTACCTGAAACTGTAATTTCGTTCTCGGTTTCATGACTCAATCAAATAAAGACAACTGTAGTTTATTTTCCTCTTTCTTGGCTTTTCCTCGTTTAAACGATGGTTGTTGGTTGATCGGTCTCGTTAGTGTAGTTTGCTCTCCAACTGAAACATCGCATTTACCAGATCCGCCAATTTTAACATTATCTTCATCGTAATAATGAACCGCCAAACCAAAAACTTCATCATCCTTCATAACCACCTCGGTTCCACGTTTACGAGCTTCACCTAATATATACCGGCAACAATCATCAACACTTTTTCCCGGTTTTGCATACGTTGCTGCGAACAACTTGTCGTCTACTGCGCGTTGATCCAAATATTTCTTGATAACTATTTTAAAATCCTTTGGTGCTTCCATATCATTGAATTGTCATAGGCATTAATAAATAAGTGAGTTCTTGACCTTCCTGCTGTTTTTCCGGCATTATCAGAATAGCAGAATTGGGCTGATTAAATGTTAGCTTGGTACGTTCAGCGTCAATACAAGAGAGCATCTCTAAAATAAGCGAACCTTTTACTCCTATCTTAAATTCGTCATCTTTGAATTCAGCAGATAGCGTTTCTTCAGCTGAAGTAGAAAAATCAAGATCATTTGCTGACACAACAAGTCGGTCATGATCAGCTTTGAACAATATAAGGCATGTTGATTTATTTGAAAAAACAGTAGTGCGCTTAATTGCTCCTATCAACTGCTTTGTATCTACCACAAGCTCCAGGGGATTATTATTAGGAACAACAGCTTTCCAATTAGGATATCGGCCTTCAACGTTTCGGAACGAAATTTCAAAATCTCCAAAAGTGACAACAGACCAGTCTGTCCCTACCTTTATTTCCAAATCATCCGAAGAAGCTGGTATAATACTTTTCAGTATTGAAGCCATAGGCCGGCTTACAATAACCGTAACTTTATTGATGCAGGACTCTTTTTTGTAGGAGAAAGAACCCAATCCATGTCCATCTGTTCCAACAAAGGTTAGAGTTTTAGAAGAAGCCTCAATAAGCACAGTACTCATTACAGGGCGGAGTTCGTCTTCTGCTGCCAGGTTTACAACCTTAGCTATTCCGTTATAGAACTCCTCGGCAGTCGTATTTATACAATCTGATGAATCAAACTCTTTCTTATTGGGATAGGAAACTGTTTCATAGCCCATAAATTCAAATTTACCACCGAAATATTTAATTAGGATCTCTTTATTATTCGGATTTATGTAAATATTTAGCGGTTGTTCCGGAAGAGTTTTTAATCCATCCAAAATTGCAGTCGGAACACATACAGACATGTCTTCGTCAGAAATACATTCCAAACTTGTCATTATTCGCCCTTCACTATTTGAAGCTGTAAGAAACAACCGACCTTCTTTTGTTTCAAAGAGATAATTTCCGAGGATCGGTAGAGAGGGTTTCGAAGAGATAATCTTCGAAAGAAGCTGCAATTTGTTCAGCAGCGATGTTTTTGAGATTGATATTGTAGCCATGATTTTAATAATTAAATTGATTTACGATACATCCTATTTGTCTCATACTTACGCCATATTCTGCAGATAATTCCCTGTATTTATAATTTCCTGTTGAATATTTTTGACAAATCTCTTTTCTTTGAGCATCAGAAAGCTTTGAGCGATTGTGTTTTTCTCCAAAGTGTCCGAAATGCCCGCTTCGCTCACCTTTAGCCTGACGGTTTTTGGAGTCCCTGTCAGCCATATTTTCTTGATGGGTGGCCCAGCGTAAATTTGAAACATTATTATTTTCTTTATTGTCATCCAAGTGCATGACACAAGGAAGATCCTTTGGATTGGGCAAGTATGCGATGGCTACAAGTCTGTGAACTGACATTAATTTTTTCTTTCCATCAACATATAAGCATAAAAGCAAATATCCATTTGGGTGCTTATAAGGACTCAAGTACAAACCTGTGTTTACATTAAAAACCCTACCATCAGCTGTTACGTGGTAGTTATCAAAATCTGGAATATTACTTTTGATTTTTGTCATAGTGCCAAATTTTATGCAGGCACCAGGTAAGTCGTTATTTATTGGGTGTTTACGGGAAAGAAAGAAGCAATGTGTATAAACACAAAAAGTTGGACTTCAAACTTTCGTCTAAAATCCAACTCGAATTCTCTGCTGCAAATATAGGGAGCTTTTTTATACCTGCAAACATTTTGCCTTCTTTTTTTGAGATATTTTTTTGAGGTAGTCTAAAACAGCCCGATTTGATTTGTCGAATATGGAGTAATCAATCTCTATATAAATATCAGCCATCTTATAATCATTGTTCACATGACCAAAGCAAAAGTCCACATCCGCTTTAGGAACACCGGCTTTATTCCTCGCAACACTCGCCCAGCTGTGCCGGATCCAGTTCGTTGTTAATTCGCAGTGCAGGTTTAACTCATTTGCGATCTGCTTTAATCCCTTATTGACTGCTTTCATAAAACTTTTATGATTACAATATTGCCGACGAAAATATGACAGGAAAGCAATATCACTATACTGTTTTATAAGAGGCTCCAATTCCGGTTCTATCCTAATCGACAACGGGAACCGGTACACATTATCTTCAGTTTCGGTTTTGCTCCGCTCATATTCGAGCCGGCCTCTTTTAGTTCCTCGCATCTGGTACAAGTCTTTTACATTTATTCCCATCATATAGAACATGATCATAAATACATCACGCGCCATATTTGCCCTTTCGGTCGAGAAGCGTCCATCCCGTATCCGGATTATGTCTTCGGCCGAGATCGCTTTGCGTTCTCGGCGATATTTGGGTACTTTCACCTTTGAAAACGGATCGTTTGGTATCCGTATGATATCATAATCTTCATTATTATAATATGCCTTAGCTTTATTCAATAGAGACCGAATCGCCCGGAGATAGTTACTAATACCACCTGGAGAAAGCGGTTTTCCTCCCTGGCCAGAGATAGACAGCTGCTGCTTAAATTCGTTCAACCGTTGAGCCGTTACATCCCGAACATCAATCTTTTTCCGGTTATAAAACCAGCATAAAGAGTTCAAGGCTGTTTGATACCATTCCCGAGTAGCTTCTTTATCCGTTTTTTCTATAATACCATTGCAGAAGGCTATAAAGTCTATGAACTCATACTCTGGTTCCATAGCTGCCGTTATCTGCTCCTTGACCTCTATACAGCTCATGCGTGATACTCGCTCGATGCCAAGCTTAATACAGACACCACGATACTTTTGAATCAAGTTTCCGAGCTCGTAGTTGAGTAAATCCGCATCCCGGTAGCCGGAAGTGATAACACCATCTTTACCAAGGTATTCCTCCTGTATATAATAAGGAGTAGAAATATACTGCGATGCCTTGTTATGATAGATACGGATCTTGATATTTTTTGTTCCGTCTGATTTTATATGAGAATTTCCGGCCAGAACGACCGCTTTAAAAGTTGCCAT